GGAATAGTGAGCATAATCTTCAGCCGTACCATTACCTAAATGTATTCTTAACTTTTGAATTTCATTTGCAAGTTCTTGTATGACTTCATCCCAGATATCCATCTGGTATTAAGATCCTTTCTTAGGCTTTGGTGCTTCCCAAGAATCTTTGTCCCACTCATTAAGTACAGATCTTATGTTACGACCACCTGTCACATCTTGTGAGTAGGCATCACCAAAAGATTTAGAACTGTCCTTTACATGAGAGGGATAACCCTTACCCTTCTTCATTTCCATTTTTAGTCTCCTTCTTAGTTTGTTCTACTGCCATTTTAACAAGAGCATCAAGACCTTCACGATCCTCTTGTGAAGTTACCTTTAATTCTTCAATGCTTACTTTAGATAGTACATCCATTTCTTTTATTTTTTCTTTACTTTGTCTATCTTTTTCTGCTTTCTCTTTTTTAAAGTTATCTGTGGCTCCAGCTTTAAGTATATCTATTATTTGTTCGTTCTCATCAAGCTCAAGTTGTTTATTCTTAATTTCCATTTCAGCAGCTTGAACAGCAGTATCAGACTGTAATTTCTGTTTCTGTAATTCTACCTTGGCTTGTTCAAGAGCTACTAGCTGTTGTTCTGGAGATTGTGCCATGCCAGCAGCTTGATTAGCATTCATAACCTGTTGTGCTGCTTGAGCCATAACCATCTCTACTACAGCAGGATTCTGTTGTTGTTCTGGAGGTAACTGTCCTATAGTTTGCTGTGCCATACCATTCATTTGTTCTTGATACTTCATTACAGAATGCTCTTGTATATTAGCTTCAAGTATAGGACGTATTCTCTGCATAATAGGATTAGCACCATTCATAGGATCTTGCAGGTATGCCATCTTGGTTTGTATATGGGCATCATGATTTTGCCCCGGAAATGCTGCTATTGGTATTCCCTTGGTAGCAGCCATAATATCAGATACAGGGTCCATAGGTTTAGGTTCTATCTTTGGAGGAAGTATCTGTTCCAGATTAGGCATATTAGCTGCATTAAGGATTGTTCTATTTAAAGCCTCAAGATTAAACATACCGGGTGGTGACTGCTGTGCCATTTGCAGAGCCATATTAGCCATCATCATACGGTGAGCATTAGAAGGTATATTAGGATCTGATACTGGAATAATATCTATACGTCCATCAAAATCACTTTTAAATATACTACGATCTTCATAGGGAACATCATAAGGATATTCATTTGGTAGATAATCATAATCTATCTTGGCTAGTATTCTAAACTCATCCTTTTGAGATTTATGTAGTCGTTTATGTATAGCTGTAAAGAACTTACTGCTAGCTTCTAATAAAGCCATAGTTGTTCCAACAGGTCCATAGGAGGCAGCATCAGAGACTATCTGCTCTGTGCTGTCTGCAAACCTCTGACCAGCAGAAGTTACAAATGAAAGCATTGAGAATAGAGTCGAGGAAGGCTCTTTATAGGGGAGAGGAATAATAGCCTTAGATAAATCTACTCCAGTTGCTTCAACCTCCTTGAACTCACCGGGGGATATAGGTTCGTTATCACCAACCATCCTAAGTCCCTTGGCTTTAAAACCTCCCGGTAAATTAGCAAACTGTCCTGCATCTATAAGGGATCTCATTGCAGCAGTTGCACTCATAGTAAGATTACCAAGGAAGTGTATAAGTCCTAGTCCGTAGAAACCAAATCCGGGTACAAATCTGTAGTGAACAAAGTGACTACGTTTTTCCATATTAGGATCATTCTGTTCATAGTTTCTACGAATACTTAGTACCTGTCTGCTCTGTTCTTCTACAGTTACGATATAAGGTAGAGACTGATCTTTACCTTCTATATCAAGATAACAATGTTGTTCCAGTAAAATATACTGTGGATCTTTATCAGAGCTAGGGGATATACCTAGTATCGTGTCCATCTTCTCTGTAAAGGAAGTAATATTTGTTTGATTTGGATCTGGAAGTTCAACATCTTTATATACACCAGCACGTACATCTCTTTCTATTTCTACAGGACTACGATAGATAACATGTGTATAACGATCTGCATTCCTAAGATCTGTAGCAAAGTAAGACACATAGAATTGATCTATAGGTATAAACTCTGATACTGGACGTTTAAGAGTTGAATCATAGTATGTCTTTTTAAATGCTGATCCTATCAGGGGAAGATGAAACAGCATTCTTTCAAACTCATCAAAGTATTCTGGCATCTGCTCAGTTACCTGATAGTTCATAAAGTTCTGTACTCTATTGGCTTGCATCTCCTTCTCTGGAGTTGACTTACCAAGTATATTAGCTTTTACAGGACCAGAACTAGGAAAGAGTTCTCCTGAAGCTTTGGCTTGAAACTTTACAGCAGACTCAATAAGAAGTGGATGTACGGCTGTACATGCTCCTTCAAAAGGCTCTGACCCCGGCTCAAGTTTAAGTCCCAGTAATTCAAAACCTCTTTCAAACATAGACTCCCATTCACCTCTTGAGTCTTTATCTGCCTGATAGGTTTCTATTACATCCATAGATATAGAAAATAAATCTTGTTCATCCATATCTTCTGAAAGATCACCATACCATTCTGCAATCTCTTCAGAAGGTTCCATTAATATTTCTGCTTGATCAGAAAAATCTACTGTAACTCCACCATCATCTTCTACCTGAAAGGTAGCATTCATATCTGTTTCTTCTTCTGGAGCTATAGGAATTACATTAGATACTTCCTGTGGTATCTGCTCAAATGGATTTCTTTCTGTTGCCATGATTTATACTAATGTCCCTGTCATTCTTAATCGTTCTTCTTCTGGTATATCTTTATAGAGTCCTGCAAGTAGTTTATCTAAAAATGGATTACTTTCAGGTATTTTAGATTCTCTTGTAACTAAACTAGCTACACCTGTAGGTTTTGTTTCTTCTTCTACTTTTTTTAATTCTTTTTTAAATTTTTCTACACCCGGTGCTTCTGGAGCTAATGATCCAACAGATAAACTTGCATCATAAGTAGGATCATCTTCAGGAGATACATAGGTAATCTTTCCATCATTATGGATGTGTACTCCCTTTCCATCTATTTCTCCAACAGCTATAATACCAGCAGCTCTTGCAAATTTTTCTCCTAACATCGTAGAGAATACTCCGGGTATTCCTCCTGTTTGTCTAACCTCAGACATGATATTTCTAGCAGCTTCTTCTTTTCTTTCATTTTTTTGTTCTGTTGTTAGACCTTCTATTTTATCAATCTCTTTAACTTTATTTGAGTATTTAGCTATTGCACCTTGTCTCTTCATTTCTGTTTGAGCAGTTTCTGGAGTATAACCTGCTAATCTAGATAATCCTTCTGCACTTACAAACTTACCGTCTTTATCATAGATACCTGTAACATACTCACCTTTTGTAAAGTCTAATCCCTTTCTTGCTTGTTCTTCTATTTCTTTATCAGTACGAACAAAAGGTAAATTTCTAGCAAGAAAATCAGGAACAAGTTTTTCTAAAGCATCTAATGTACTAGGAGGTTCAGCAGGTAGAAAACCTAAAAAAGCTTCTGCTGCTGTATCTACAGTACCTATTTTTTCTCCTTCTTCTTGTCCTAGTCCTCGTAGTACAGCTAATCTATCTTGATCATCAACACCTATACCAAACTCTCCATAAACATCAGGTATTCCTATTGTATCAGGATCAACAGCCCCTGTTAAATCAGCTAAATCAGGAGGTGCTACATCATCTTCATAACTGGTTTGACCATTAGTTTGTCTATAGACCATAGGCATTCTTTGTATGGAAGATAAGCCACCACCTTTTGCTGCTTCTAAAGTAAGAGGACCACTAGGAGAATAATTTTTAGGAGTATATGTTCCTCTTTCTGGTTCTGGTCGTTCTTCTTCTTTTAATCTTTGATCTAATCTTTCTGCTTCAAGTGCATCCATTGCAGCTTTTATTTTATCTGTTGAGTGTATATTTCTTCCATACTTGTCAGTACCAGACAATAAATTACGTACAGCCTCGTCTAGTGACCAATTAGGACCAGTTCCACGAAGTCTTAAATCTCTAGGACTAAATGTACTTAGATAATCTCTATAATCTTCTCCGGGTTTTTCCCCCTGTCCTTTTATTATTTCCATATCTCTCTGTCGAATTACTTCATCTATTGTTAAAGGATCGTAATCATAATCTCTATCTGGATCTTCTTGTCGTGCTTGATCTTTTCCTCTTTGTTGTCCTCCAAGAATATCTGCACCACCACCAACAGTATAGTCTACTCCAGTAGTATCTGGCTCTACACCAGCCATCTCATCTGTATAGCCACCAATAAAATCTCCATCAACCACATCTCCACCAGAAACTCTTTTGATAATAGGAAAGTCTCTTAGAGAAGATAAACCTCCTCCACCTTTCATAGTGATAGTTACAGTAACTGGCTTTTGAAGTTTCTCCATTGCCATCTGACTAGCTATATTCATATATTGTGATTTGTGCATATTATATTCCTCTTTGATCCCTGCCTTTATTATACCACAAAATTAACTATTTCACAAATTAAAATGTCCAATAAGTACTCTTCTCACTTACAGGTTCATCTTCAAAGTCTGGATCATCAGGATGTGTTAGATGCCAAGACTCTTTCATATAGTGGACTGCCATTGTTAGAGCGTCCACTTGGTCATCATGAGCAGCATTGGGAAACCGTATAAGCTCCTCTACTAGGTCATCTGACCACTTCTTACCCTTGGGTATCCATAGACGACCTGCTTCCATGATAGGTGAAGCTGCATAAACTCTGGATACCTTATCTCTATCTGGAAGATATTCCATTACTGGAAGTCCACTTCTTCTCATATCCTGTATTAAAGATTGACCACTTGCTTTCTTTTCTATCATACATACGTCTGGTCTGTATTGATTATATAGTTTCTGTGCAAGCTTTCTTAGTTCGGGATATTCAAACCTTCCCTTGATATTTCCTAGAAGTATTAGCTGTGGAGCAAAACTCTCTATACCCTGCTCATCTTGATCATACATATGGAATATGCCCCATGTCTGTATAACACTGTAGTCTGCTGTAGTTCTGGTAGAAAAAGCTGTATCATAGGTTTGTATTACAAAATCACATGTAGGAGGTTCAGCCTCTTCCCATGATTGTAGCCATTTCTTTTTTATTAGACCACCCTCTTCTGGTGTAGGATCTTGCATATAGAGAGAGTTCCAATATCTAGCTCCGTTACTGGCTTTGATTTCATTCTCATCTATTTGAAGTATATGATCTGGTTTCCACTCTGGAAAGTAACTACCACCTACAGGTAACTCCAAAAGTTCGGCTGCTTCTTCATCCAGCCATGCAGGTATCTTGATTACCTCCCAAGGAGTTGTTTCGTATTCGGACATATCTTCTTGTTGCTTTAGCAGCCATCCACACAGATCATCGTAGTGATACCTTGTATTGATAATGACGATTGCACCATTTGGCATTATTCGGGTTCTTAAACCTGCTGGATACCATTCCTTGATATATCTTCTACCTGCTTCAGAGTATGAATCTTCTTCAGACATTACATCATCCAGTATTGCTATATGCGCTCCACGACCTGCTATCTGTGATCTAACACCAGCAGCATAGTAAGTACCTCCCTGATTTGTCTTCCACTTACCAGCAGCCCTTACATCACTCCTTAGTTGGACACCTCTAAAGATTTTACCAAAGTCTTCTGAATTGACAACATCCCTTACAGACCTACCAAAGTCAGATGATAGCTGATCACTGTGAGAGACAGTCAATATCTCATGTTCAGGGTTACGACCTATATACCATGCAGGGAAAAGCTTAGAACATATAACTGATTTAGAGGAACGTGGAGGAAGAAAGACCATAAGTCTCTTTATCTCTCCTTCTTCTAACTGCTTTAGTTTATTGGATATAACTTGTATATGCTTACCCATTCTAAAGTCAGACACAAGAGAAGGAGCCATCATCCTTACAAAGGTTAGAAAGTCTGATTTAGATTGTTGTTCTACTTTTTGTGAAAGAAGTCCTTTAAGGTTTATAAAAGACTCTAATAAATTCTCTTCTAAATTATTCATAATACTATTATACACTATAATATCTAATTATACAAGTACTAAAATAAAAATATATATAATTAAATTTATAATTACTAAAGTATAATATAATTAGTACTTAAGTATCCCGACATTTGTAGGATTATAGACCCTGTTTTTTTGTCAATTTTCCCTCACTAACAATTATTTATAGTGCGCAGACACACGCAAAATTTTTTTGGTCGGGATCATTTTATTTCTACTTGCGAATGGTTCTCATTCTCAAAAAGATACCTTATTGCTTCCATTGCGAATAGTTCTCATTCTC